TGCGCGACAGTAGCCATTATTCGTATGTTGGTCCTTTCTTCTTAGCAGTACGCGCACTCTGTCGGAATGCGCCAGCAGTAGGCGCTCCAGCGCTTCCCGGCGATCTCATGCGCTCAGGTGTTCTGCCTTGCGCTTTTTGCCGCTTTATCCTTTTCCGCTTCTTGTGGATGTTGGAATATAGACCATCACTCATACTTAGCACCCTTGCTCTTCATCGACTTAGCGCCTTTACACTTCCAGCGCTTGCGACTCAAGTTGTTAGGAGTATTGGGATCGTTCTGCTTTTCTTTTGGCAATCTTTTCTTGATGCCAAGAGACCGGGCGCAATAGGAATCACCCTTACTTGTACCCGGCTTGACTCTCGGACCACCTCCTTTAGCTTCGCCAGCCTGCCCGTAGGAGACTCGCTTGCCACTTTTGGTGACCTTAACTTTAGCTTTGCCTTTTCTCGGTTTAGCCATAAAAAAATTGGGAGCCGAATACTAAACAGCTCCCATAACGTCTCAAGGGATTATGCTACGCCGAAGCCTTGACCAGCCATAAACGGATTGAATGTTGCGTATGCAGGCAACAAGTCAAAACGAATCTTCTGGGTGTTGGCATCACCATCTGCGTACTTACTAACTCGGATGCTCATACCGTCTTCGGTAGTCGCAATAGTGTCAGTAGAGTACAGCTTAGGCAGCTTGACAGTACCCATACCGAAAGCCTGCTTAGTGAAGAACAGGTTTGGTTGGTACAGGGTAGCACTGGCACTAAGAACGGTAACAACCGCACCGTTAGCAGGTGCAGCGTCAACAGTGTTGTACTGACCGTTAGCTTCGTAGATCGCAGGACCAGCAACAACAAGGTTGCCAGCACCACTACCGTTAAGCGTAACGTCAGCAGTTACAACGCCTGTCCACGGCACGTTAGCGCCAGAAGCGTCAATCATAGCTGTGCGAGTGTCTAGGTTTAGACGGTTCACATCAGCGATTGTAATCATGTCACCAGCCTTAACTACCATATTTGCTTGGAGAGCAGTAACGGCAATAGTCTGAGTCATAGTGTCTTTCGCTGTCACATAAGTAGCATCAGGAGCTGCAGACAGAGTACCAGCACGGTCAGCGCCAGTGCCAGCAGTAAAGCTGGAAAGAGCGTTAGATGTCAGCGCTCGCATACCACCAAAGTTCTGCGATACTTGTGCGTTCTCCCAAGCGGTACGAACCAACTGATCTGAAGCATTCAGACCTTGCTGTACGTTAGCAAGTGCGCTAGTTGTGAAAGGATTCATCAGGTAGTAGCGTTCTGCAGCAGCAGGTACGCCGATAGAATCCATCAGTGCACCAGCACCAGCTACATCTCCCCAAGCATCAACAGCCTGACCGTGCGCACCATACTTCAGAGATGCGTTCTTGAGCATAAAGCTCGCAAGGTCAATCTCCAAATCGGTTACGATTCGTCGTGCCATTGGGTTAAGGATTTGCTCCAACTGGTCGAGTTCCAGAGCCTCTTCGACGTTTCCCCACTCAGTGGCTACGGTGAAGTAGTTCTGTACAGTACCAGTTGCTTTACCAGCAATGATGTCTGACTTGGTAGACGATGAAATGTCACCGCCAGAAGTACGGATAGAGTTGTAGTCATGTGGACGCTTGAAGTCTACATTGCTACCACTTGATGGGTTGAATTTGCCACTCAGGAGTTGAGTGTCAACGGTCTTTGTTACAACCCGGCTGGACTCGAATGCCTCTAAAAAGACACGGGCCACTTTCCGGGTGACGTTGCTATTAAGATTATTAGCCATTTTCGGATCACCTCATTCATTCAAACATTGCTCCTTTCGGTCCTCGCGCTTTAGGCGCAACACCAGCTTTTGCTGGCTGATTAACCGGATCAGGAGCGGCATTTACTTTAGGTTTCAATGCAGCAGCCTTTTCTCGTACATGAGTTGCTATCCTCACCGCAGCTTGCGCCGGACTCATAGACCGGATGGTGTCTAGCTCGGTTACGTTCTGACTGAGGTACTTTGTTATAGCTGGTCCCAGATCGTCCTCTAAAATATAGTTGACTACATCATCCGAGATGCCAAACGCAGCAACGGAATTACCCGCTGCCTGTAACTCTTCATTCGTAATACCAAGCTGGACAGCTCGCTGCGAGTAGGTAGATACCTTCTCGTTCAAAGCCTCCTGCTGTTTCATTAGCTGCTCTTGTTGCAAACGCTGTGCTTCCTGTTGTTGGAAGCGCTGCTGTGCATCAAATGCAGCCTGTCTAGCTATGGCTTCATCGCGCATTCGGAGCTGTTGCTGATACTCCTGATCACTCAGGGCATACGGGTCCGGCTCCTTCGGCACGTTTGGCCTTTCCTGCTTTGGCATCTGCTGCTCAAGGCTTGATAAACGCTGTTTTAGCTCTTCAGCTTCTCGCTCTTTTTCCCTGAGCTTGAAAACTTTCTCGGCTATAGCTTTATCAAACGCCTCTTGCTGCCTATCGTCAAAGACAGGTTTGGTTTGTTTTTCCTGAGCCTCCTCAGTATCCGGTGATGAGTCGGAGCCAGTTTCCTGACCTTCGGTTTCTACGTCTTCAAGCTCTATTTCAGCCTCATCGACAATATCTTCCTGTTCCATCTTACCTTCCATAAATGCCGTCAAATAAACGGTGACGTTCCGTGCCTCCAAGTAAGCGTGGAGTTCGCTGTAGCCTAACTATACCACATATTGTGGTTTTGCAAGCAATTATTGCAAATGCACTTGTTTAACACTTTCGTAAACTTTGCTACAATAATCCTATGAAAATTAAAACTAATAGTTCTTTAAGCCTTGATTGGTACGAAGCGGTTGATAGCGATTGGCAAAACTTTGAGAACGCCGATCTACTCAACCAGTTGATGATGGACGATGGCGTAGTCTCTGATGACCGATTCATAATTTGTAAGCATTATGAAGAGTTACGGTCTGACCAAACCTCTTCTGACTAAATCATCTACCATATCTTGCGTAATGATTCCGTGACCTCCGGGAAGGAAGGCTTTCATCGTTGGGCTAGAAAGTGAGCCTCCTATCGGGAAGTCTCTGCCCGCATCTAACTGCTTCTGCCTAAAATCGTAAAATCCTTTATCTTGTGTCCCAGCCATAGGATTAAACTCAAATATATTGACCTTTTCAGTATCTCTTAATGCGCCTAATGGCCTACCCATTAACGCCGACTCATAAGAAGGATGATCTGAATCTAAAAACCTTTTGTCAGCAACGGCTTGCGGGTCAAGCTCATAGATCATGTCTATATCACCAAATACCGGATCAAATTGAGTTGGATCAGTAACAATCGCTCTGGCTTGCGACCTGCTTAATGATCCAGCGTCTCTAAACTCATCTAACGCCTTTGTAACCGCCTTCCTACCTCCTCCAAGCTCTTTAAGGTACTTAGGAGTAGCGTTATCAATACCAACCCAATCAGGAATTGGCCTCATATCATCTTTTTTGCTTCCTGTGCCTTCTCGGATACGCCTATCTAGTGCAATTTTATCTGACCTGCTCATAACTTGCTGAGCATACGGAACCATTATGTCCGTGCTCATTGTTGCGAAGTCTGGGCTTGCTGGCCTCATTCCAAAAGGAATGAATGCTACTGGCCTGCCTCCGAGAGCTTGAGCCGCCTCTGCTCTGTTTAGCTGACCCATTACAGCTCCGGGCGCTGAAGCGAACGCTATTCCTCTTTCTAAATTCTGAGGCTGTAAGCCAAAATATTTACCGCCTCGCATTACCGCGTTTACTGGAACGTCATTTACTGAAGTTACTGTTTCTAGGCCGCTTCGTGATGTATCGGACATACCCGTGATAAATGGTCTATCAACCAAATCCTCTGCACTCACAATCGGAGCGGAAGAGATAACTGGGTCAGTCATTTCAACAGTCATTTCATTTACTGATTTAGGATCGCCAACTCTCATCAACAATTCTGTATCTCTCGTTACTTCCGGGATGTCTCCTCCAAAGTAACGGCGTAAACTTGACCCGCCTGTCTTGATGCCTTTTGCCGCAGCATCACCGACAACAGGTATTATGCCAGCAGCTAAAGCCGTAGTGTCTACAGCCGTGCCTATCAGGTCACCCGAGCCAATAGACTGACGCAGGTCTCCTACACCAACCGCATCGCCTACGCCGGGAATGAAGTCCATCGCTCCTACCGCAGTATCTACTAGCTGGCCTGTGCGATAGCCTTCTCTGCCTGCAATATTGCTACCGCCAAAGAAGTCATTTAGAGCTGATCTTGCGGTCTCTCTGAACGCAGGATTGAACGGATTGATTGATGTAGGCGCAGTCATCACGCTCTGATTGGACGGCACAGGAGCCTGCGCTGTTATGCCTCTGCGGCTCAGCTCCCTTGCGGCTTCCTGTCTGTCCCTCTCATCAACTGGTAAAGGATTCTGCTGTGTGTAGCCAGACAAGCCCTCTACGCTCATCAATGACGTAGTAGGCTCAGGAATAAACTGGCGCAGAGATGTTTGCTCAGCCACCGTTAGCAATCCTCATCAGGTCCATATCAGACATCATAGACATCCGGGCCTTGCGCTCCTGCTCATCCATCATGTCGGTCATCTGCTCTTGGTTGTCTAACTGATCACCAAATGCCTTGATGTTGGTGTGGTCTATCGTAGCACCAGCCTTCTCAGCCTCTACCTGCGCCTTGATGCGATTGGTCTGTGCATTGAAGACATCAACCTGCGTTTTGGCCTGCTCCGCTACCAGCTCGTTCTGATCATTCTGTGCTTGTAGCTGTATCCTCAAAGTGTCGTTCTGGACCTTCTGGGCGTCTATCTGGGCCTTCATCATGTCAGCCTGAGCCTTCATCTGCTCTGCCTGTGCAAGCACCATAGCCGGATCAGGAGCCTGCTGCTGTCCTTGTGCCTGCATCTTAGCGGCCATCTCTTGCAGCTCTTCCTCGGTCATCTGGGATTGCGGGATCAATCCGGCAGCAATCATCTGTATCCGCTTCCGCTCTGCAATCTGTGACGCTGCTGGCGTGGAGATGTTCTGGAGCAGAAGGTCACCAGCAATCTGCATCAGGCTGGGATCAGTTTGAGCCAGCGTTGTGATTGCTTCGATGGTCTCCTGCTGACGATTGCGGAAGCTAGGGCCAGCCCGACAGGTAACGTCATACGTTCCAACCTGCAGGTCGTTGACGGTGACAATCTCGCCTGTGGCGTTGTCGATCACCTTCTGATTGATAGGCACCATATCGTAGGACTCATCCTCTCGGAGTATCCTGACCTGACGCTCTGTGTCGTACACCATAGGAATAGCATCTTTCAGGAGCCTTCCTGTAGCCGCTACAGCAATCTCTATGCTGCGGCTGTACTTCATCGTGCTATTGGTCCCACGGTCCTGCAACTGCTTGATAGCAACGCCAGACTGTAGACCGGGATTGTCTCCCATATTGGCAGCGAACATACCAGCCGTCTGACCTATGATTGCTCGCATAGACTCAGATATCCGCGCTAGCCCGGGATTGATCTGACTTCCTCCCTGCTGCTGTGGCACGGCAGGTGACTCTGGGTCTACGTTGTAGAATTGAACCGGATCAGCGTTGGTATTTAGCGTTTGGAGCTGAGTCTCATGCCCTGAAGCCTGAGCCATTGTCATCCAATACTTAGCCCTCGGAGCCAACGCGCCTTCCTCAATCTCACGCGATACGCTGTAGTTCATCACCCGTTGAGGATCAAGCAGCTTCTCAACTACTCCCCAGTAAATAGTCTTATTCTCGAATATCTTAAAGTTGGCGTAAGCTGGGACCACTGGGATTCGGCAAAATACGGTCTCTTTCTTGTCCTCAAGGAAGTCTTTCGCATCAAAAAACCTACTGCATACATAGTGCTTCTTGCGGGTCCGGCGCTTTGCCTCAGTTACACCAATGGCTTCGAGATCATCTACAACCTTCTCAAAGTCCTCGTTGACCTCATGCACCTGACCGTTCGACATCATGACCAGCTCGCGGTCCTCGGATTCAAGATACAGAAACTCACCAACCACAATGCACTCAGCCTTGTCGTAGTATGCTTCGCCCTCTCGGTCATCATCTACGCTTTCACCCGAGCCTTCAGGGAATCTGGCCTCGTATTCATCCTTCGCCATCGCGTGAAGCACGAACGCATAACGACTGTCGGACTTATCCTGATTCTCTGCTGCGGGATCAAACCACACCCGGTCCACGAAGTTACCTATATGCTCAATGGCTAGGTCTTGGTCGAAGCTGTTGTCATCGACGTATTTCTGGACCACGCGCCAGCCATCCATCCCGCCGATCACCATATTGCGAGCGCACTGGGCGTAGGTCGTCTTGGCATTAGACATCTGCTCAATGTTGCGGATGATGCCGTCATAGGCAATGGCAAGGTCTTTAGTTGCATCACCTCCAGCTGGAGATACTCGGATGTCGTAGTCGGATTGCTCTATCTCAGAGGCAACCTGATCCACTATGGGATTCACCATATCGAACGTATAGCGCGGCTTGGCTTCGTTAGAGTTCCACCAATAAGGCTCCCACTGACCATCGCGCTTATCCAAGAACAAATGAGCTTCTCTGACGCGCTCACGGTTGTCCTTGTCTGCTTGCTGGCACTTATCCAGCAGCTCGATAACGTCCTGATGCTCCTCGTAATCTGCTTTGTAGGCAAGATCGTCCTCAGTCGCGCCGCGATCCTCTAGCTCTTTGCCATCATCGTAACTAGCCATAATTCTTCCATCCTGAGAAATTTATCTCTACAGGTTTCACATTTTTAAGTTTTGGCGAGTGCATAGACATCATCAGAGCATCGCCCATATTCGGAGAAGGTATTGAATACGGCTTCTTCGCCATTTCTATCTTGCTCAGTATCTGGATTTTACCAGAGTTTGAGCGCTTCAACGGAATTCTGCAAACCTCAGAGCGCAACTGCTCAATGCTATCAATGTCTGATGACAGGCTAATCAGCTCTTCTGGATTTATGTATTGGCCTTTCACCACCGCGCGGTACGTTGCCTCGAATCTATCCCGCAAAGTCCACCACATCTGAGCGCGCTTGTTGAAGAAGGTTTCCTTGTTGGTCTTAGCCCTCTGACTACCGCCTAGCGTATACGGCATCTCTGGGTCATAAGGTGATTCGGAGCCCTTGAACATATGGTACTCCATCTTCTTGCCGTCTAGCGCCTGATCTACCTGCCGCTTGAGGCTGATGCCCAGACCGTCACAGTCCCAGATGAAGTGGTCTGCCTGAGCTGCTACCGCCTTGTCCAAGGCCCAATCCATACCCTCGTTGGCATCACCTGTTACCATTTCACACACATCTAGGATCACGTTGCCGTGGCGCAGCGCGTAACCCTTACTGTCACCGCCCTCATCCGATGGGTCGTGCGAAGCAAGCAAAGCACCCTCCGGCTTCCATCCCAGCTTGGTGTGCGCGTCTATCGCGGCATCAAACCAGTCGGGCTCTATGATACTGTCCTGTACCGTATCAAGGTGCTTGCCTTCCCAAATATGCTCGTACATAGCTCTGGGCAAGTTCTGCCTATCGTGTATGCGTTCTTGCTCCAGCGGAGTCTTCACAAACCACGGGTTATCCTCGTAGTTCATGCGAATAACTAGGTGCATATCGTCTTCGTAAATGCCGTCCCGGTTGAGCTGCTTCTCGAAAGGCTTAATGAATCGCTCGGAGAATGCGTCAGTGCTTGACCGTGGATTACCCGACAGCCATATCTGACTGCCTGCTTCCCGGAGAGTGGGAGTTAGAGCCTTAAGACTATCGAATGATATTGTCTGCGCTTCCTCTACCCAGAACAGGTTGAAGCCGAACATTGACTTGACCGCCTCTACGTTACGGGCCAAACCTCTGAATTTAAAGCTAGGTTCACCGTTGAAGAGTATTTGATTGTTCTGGACCTCAAAGTCCTCAAGCCCGTAGCTCTCTATCTGCGAGGCCAGCAGGCTGTGTACCGAGTCATCAATGGAGTTCTGAAACTCTCGGAAGGCTCCGATCTTCTGGCCGCGCAGTGCCTTTAGGAGACACAGGGATGCTAGGCCATAGCTTTTGCCGCTGCCTCTACCGCCGTAGACCACAATGAAGCGTTGTTTAGCCTCAAGCACTGGTAACAGCTTTGGAGCAATCTGCAGATTCAGTCTAGGTCTCCCGGATTCACCACTTCAATGGTAACGTGGTAGTCCTTCTCAATGGGCCTGCCCTCTGGTCCTGATATCTCCTGACGGCTCTTCTCGGTCCATCCCATCCTTTGAGACAGCCAGAGCTTCATGCTTGGATGATCACCTTCCATTGCCTTGTCATAGAGCTTCTCTACCATAATGATGCCAGCTCTGGTCAGGCCACGCTTGTAACTATCAGAAACTCTGCTATCCCGCTTCATTATTTCCTTTAACGTGTTGACGCTAATACAGAAATAATCCGCAAGCTGCTGCTGGGTTAATGATGGAGCAAGCCTTTCAACCTCGGCTATCTCTTCCTCGGTGAATACTCTCTCAGGTCTAGCCATACTTCACTACCAGTGCTGATATCACTATGCCAATCAGGACTACTTCCATTAAGCTGCCTGCTCGCATTCTTTATACAAAGCTGCGTTGTGCAATGTTTTAACTACCTGCACTCTTAGCCAAGTCGCTCTGCCTGCATTATCTGGCTTGCCTGCTAACTCAACTCGAACCCAATCTTGCCATTTAATGCCAGCTTTGCCTGAAAGTTGATCAATCACATCCCAGAATATTTCTTCTAAACAGATCGTTGTTGACTCATCTTTGTAAAATCGTGTGATATACATAACTACAGGAAATCCTCTCTGGTCTCAGGAATGATCGTCTGAGCTATGCCAGCCTCTGTTCTGTTGTGCCTACGGGCCATTGCCTCCATGTAGGCTTTGTGATCCTTGTACCTAATGCGCTCTCCGTTCCTCTTTGCGCTTTGATATATTGCAATAAGAAAATCATCATCTTCCTGTGTTTTCTTCAGGAGATAATGCGGATCAGCGTCAAATTCTTGACTGTCTTCGAACAACGCACTTGCATTTAGACCTATGGATTCTACCACACTATCACCTTTAGCGCCGCAGGCAAAGCAATACATCAGCAGCTTCCTGTCCTTCACGCTGACCGTCATACTGGGATTCTTGTCATCATGAACCGGGCAACAGGCTGTCCAGCTCTCTTCTCCTCGCCGCCTTACCTTGTCCAGACGATCTAATACTTGGTCATACCACATTCGTTTCTCCTTCTCATAACGCACAAAACCCGCCGTAAAGCCCGTAGCGTGGGCCAGT